ACTTAAAAAGTGTGTTCTTATCTACTAAGAAAGCCTTTTTGATCTGACTATCCCCCTCCCCTATAAATTCTACATACTGTAGTTTACTCAGGAAGATGCACTTAAATATGTGCTTGACCGGCATGATGACAAACATCTGTCCATCATAAAATACCCAATAATCAGCTTGGGTAGCCATTAGCCCTGAGTCTTTCCCATACATCTCTATCTCGACCACAATATTGCCTGTGCGTTGGCTCATTGGGTCAAACTTTACCTCGACTGCTTTATCTATCTCTGGTATCCATATATCGTACCCTTTAAAAGCGTTTACAAGGGTCGCACAAGGGTATTTCTTGCGTAGGATAGCCAAGACCCTTTCCTCTATCTCCAAACCCCTCTGTAGGTCTGTTTTAAAGGTCATCAAGCCACCCTGATCGGAAGGGGGGTGGCACTCCTTGAAAGGGTGTAGCATTGCGCTACTAATGCCGATCTCATCGGGGGTTACATACAGCTAACTACAGTACCACAAACAGTACAAATAGTTACCTTACCATTCACAATTATAGTGGTGGTTTGGCAAGCATAAGCACTACCTAGTAACATATAAGTTACTACTCCTATAGCAATCTTTTTCATGGTTTTTCCCTAGAAAGCAAAATCATCGTCTTTTACAGGCATCTCATCATCGCCCTTGGGAGTAAAACCTTTCTGTTTCGGATCTCCAATACGACCCGATAAGAACTTCCCCTTCTTGCCTTCTTTTAGCCAGGCATCAAACCAATGCTCGACTCCGTTAATCTTAATCGACCCCTTATAATCAGGGTGTTTCTCTGTGAGCTTTTTGTCGTTCTTAAATAGGCTAAAACTACCATCTTTCATTTCGTACATGACTGCCTCGCTTTTAGTTGGTTAAATAGGTCTAAGACCTCGCTTAAAAACTGCTTTACTTCTACTTCCATCGCATCGATATACTCCTGATCCCTCTCGACACGCACTACAAACAGTTGCAAGTCCTCTGGCACTCTAGGATCGAATGATACAAAGTCGCACCATTTCGCGCCTGTAACTGCCATTTGGCATTGCATCTGTGGGATATATTTACTTGGAGCTTTGTTCTCCAAGACTGTCTCAATATGGTTAGCTGTATTCGGACATTTAATCTCGATTAGACCTTCCCCTACAATGCCATCAGGAGAGCATCCAAAGCCTTCTATCGTGGGATGGTCTACGAACCCCTCCTCCTTTACAAAAGTGCCTGTATGAGCCTCATATGCCATCCTAGCGAATGGCTCTTGCTCTGTACCCCATTCCATCGCAGCATTGGTAAACGACTCCCCTTGCTTGTTTGTCAATCGCTGAACGACTAGCTCCATTTTGTAGTTTTTGCGACTTGCCGATTCGCCAGACTTTATCTTGGCTAAGACATCTGCGACCCTACTAGCAGTTACCTTGCCTAGCCTAGCACTAAACCATTCTTCTGTTCTTTGTTCCATGTTATCCCTTTCAATGGATTTTTACATCTTGGTGAATCTTTAACAAACTCTCTCGTAGAAACTTTACCATAACCTCAGACACTTCTAAAGATAAATCCGATCCTACAATCTCAATCGTAAACTGAAATGGTGCAATCTCCGTTACTGTTATGACTGCTTGAGATTCATTCGACATCATCAATCACAATATCTTGTGGCTCTCTGCGGATCAACTGCGTATCTACCCCATCATCCTCAAACTGCTTTTGGTAGGCAAGAGACAAGGCATCGATGGCAGCATCCCAACCAGAAGCAAAGAAATGTTCGCAGATCATTGTCTGACCTGCTGGCAAATCAGTTGCCTTTAGGCATTTGTAAAAAGCCTCCATACAATGCTTGTTTCTCATCTAATTAATTCCTCTATCCAAGAAGTTGCCAGTTCCCAAGACACCTTTATGATTGCTAAAGGTAACAAAATGTAAACACCAATCTCTACTAGGATTTTTGCCACTTTTTCCATTGCACCACTCCTGGTATCTCTGGCATATCTACATCATCCAAGGTCTTTAATGACAAGGCGCGAAAGTCTGCCCATTTCTTTTGATACTTTGCTTGCTCACTTGCAGGCACATACCCATAGACCTTGCGCCACCGAATCGTAATATCTGTGGAGCTAGGGGTATAGATATAATTACCATCGTCTAAAGCCCTTGCTACTTGCCTTGCTTTTTCAAAAAACCTATTTTCTTTTCGCATATTTTCTCTCCGACTGTCGGTTTAAACAATGTTCGCATTTCCATCTCATAACTGGGCGAACCCTACTGCCTGACGCTACCAGCTTAAAACCAGCTTTTGGTCTATCAGCCTGACAAGAACTACACCACTTTGTTTCCATCCCAGCCTTCCTTCATATATCCATAATCCGCAGCGTCTGCTACGGCTGTGAGCTTTAAACATACATCGCATTGGTCTATCCATATACGATGGCTCTCAGAAGTCTTGAGGGGGTGCGACCCCCACTCTTTGCCACAAGTAAAGCAAACATTGTCAGGCTGCTCATTCGCTAGTCTCACTCAGTTCTGCCTTCCGCTTTTCTTTAGCATCGTTTACCTTCTTCATCGCCTCTTTGTCCTTAGACACTTCCTTGAACGCTTGGGCGAAGTTCACCCTTAGTTCTGGGATGTCCTGAGAACCTAATATCTTTTCTACAAACTTTGTAGAATCTACCCCTATATCATCCCATAAATCCTCTCCGACATAAAGAGATAAACCGAGACCATGTAGAGCAATTGCTTTAGCCAGGCATCTTTGCATTGCAGTATTAACAGCAAACGCATCGGGATTTGGTACTGCCTTGTTGCGATAGTCCATTACCGGCAGTTGTGCTGTCATCGACTTACCAAAGGCATTTACTGTACAAAACACCATTACAGTCTCACCAAACACTACAGGCTGCCCATACGACCAAGTAGCTTGTGAATCGTGTTGCAATAAAGTATCCACCGACCATGCCCAAGAAAGGTAACTAAGTCCATTCTTGCGTTCTATTTTGTCAGACACATCTACTGCTCTAAGTTCTAAATATTTAGACATTATTCTTCCTCCGCAATCAATTTATCTTCAATATGGTCGTGGACTAAAAAATAAATAGCCCGACCAAACTTTTCCCACTCGCCTTTATCAGCATACTGTCTTAGGTTTTCCCACTTCTCTGCACCTTTGTAATCAGCAGTTGCATCTGCAAGATACTCTTGGAAGTTATCCAAATCCATCGGATCGCATGGCTTACCTTGTTTCATATAGGTAGTCCACACATACTCCTGTTGATCTTGTAGAGAACCTTGGTCTACACCATCTTCTAACCAACTATCATATTTACTCACGATACACCCCCTGTTTTCCAAACATACACAAACATCGCTGGTGCAAGCATAAGGATTGCTGCCACAGCTCCCCAAAATATATCTTTCCATTCGCCTTTGTAGTCTTTCATATTATCTCCATTTCCCCCCGAAGGGGGATGTTGATTAGTTTTGATATTGCTGTGGTAATTTTGCACGAGCTTGAGTTGCATCTGATGCTTGATAATCGGCACAGATTGGAAACTCATCACCATTAGCCAAAACTGCTATCCAAGCACCGCCAACAGTAGCTTTAATGCGTGGGTTGTAGCGTTCTTCTTGTTTGTAAATTTCTGTAACTTGCATTTTTAAATTCCCTTTCAAAGAAATAAGCGACATCGCTTATGTAGAACTATACAGATATTTGTAGAGATTTGTAGAATAATTACTAGGGATATACCCTAATATCTACATTTGCCTGTAATGAGTGTAGAATCAAGGTTCTACAAAAGGAGAAGATATGGATACTGTTGTAAAAACACCACACTTTGATAAATTACTAGAGGCATTTGGCAGCTACAAGGACATATCGCAAAAACTAGGCATTAAGTATGTAACTGTGTATGCCTGGTCAATGCGTAACAGCATCCCTAAAAAGCACCACCAAGCCATCATAGAAGCCTCTGAAGGCAAGATAACCGAACAAGACCTTGCCTAACTACAATCAGCGCACAATGGCTCTATTTGAGTCTAGGGGGTATAAATGCGAAGTGGTCGAATCCTACAACTCTTTTACAAAACGAAAAAAAGATATGTTTGGCATACTCGACATGGTGGCTATTGGAAACGAAGAAACACTCGGAATACAAATGACATCCAAAAGCAATATGTCCTCCAGAATAAAAAAGATCCAAGAAAGCGACTATTTTGTAGAACTACTAAGATCCAAATGGCGAATTATCGTTATCGGCTGGTTTAAGAAACCTAATGGGAGATATGACTTTAAAGAGTTTGAGTTTTGATTTATAATGTAAGTGTCTGGTGTGGCAACCAAGATAATCACCTAGGGTAACAACCCCAGTATTTTTAGGCGGGGTATGTGTAACTTTAGACAATGAGTGAGAAATCCCTTGGTGAAATTGTCTTTGGTTGCCCATGCCAACGGGACATACCCCACCTAAGACTATTGGGGTTTTCCTTTTGCAACTAGACACGCGCTAAATGCTGTGCGCGATAGAAAAATGCTAGATGGGCTAGAGGGTCTGTGAGTAAGTGGCAGACAGCGAGGGTCGACACCTGCGATAGCCGAGTAGTTTGGTACAAGCCAGCTTCTCAGATTTTGCAACAGGATACATCACTTGTAGAGATCATCACCTCGGTGATGTTGGTCGTGCTTTTGTCTTTTAGGAAAGTGCATGAATTTTTAATAAAACAAAATGTTGACTATATTACACAAGCATCTACATAATGTAACAAATATATTACCTATAGGTATCTAAAGTAACAAATATGT